CACCAGATTGGTATAAATTACTTATCCAGAGTGGCTGTTTGGTGCGTACACCCACCTTCTTGATGATCCCTTGCTTTGCGGCACGTTTGAATACTCCGCCCAGCGGTGTGTAGTTGTCGAGTCCGTACCCGGCGCTCTCTAGGAATATGATCACCATGTCGGCGACGATATACTGGTGGTCTTTAGCGAGCGCCAGCAATAGCTTGTCGGCAGCGTCGCGCCAGGCTTGGCTTTTACCGTCCATCCGGGGTCTCCGTTGTGAACTCTAATCGGTCGTCCTCTTCCATCGCCCGGCGGGAACTACTACCCTGCCAAACAATATCGCCCTTTTTAATAAAGCGAGCAGTCATGACGTTTGTAGCCGGGCTGACGTTTACTTCTACCTCGTCAAATGGTGGCTGTTTTTTTACTTCCTCGACCGCTATATTTAGCCGGTGCGCGAGTGCCATTAGGAAGTTGTTAATCAGGTTAAGCAGCAGTATGAATATAAAAGGCGATAGTATACCGGCAACGATTGCCATTGTTACCAGGAACGCCTGCAGTGCTGCATCCATGCTATTTTTTACCTTTCTTGAGTTGCCGGAGTGCGGCGTTTACGGCTGCGTCCTCGTTGAGTAGAACGCGGCGGTTGGGTTGATCCATTGCAGTGGTCACGTGGGCGTCGGCTAGTATTTGAGCCAACCGGCGAGCCTTGAAAAAGCCGATCCCCATTGCCCGCGACAATGCCTGCGGGTATGGGTTGCGACCTCGTACAGTGTGAATTACTGCCTGGACCGTATCTTGCTTTGATATTTTTTTACCAAATAAGTCGCGGTATTGTTTCATAGTTTTGTTGCCCGATCCAAGAAGCTATAGTCCGTCAGGTTTTCTAATAGGATCGTCAGCTCTCGCAATTGCTGACGATCAGCCTGCCAGTTTTTGTATAACTTTTTTACTCGGGCAAGCATAATTACTCCTTGACCTCGATTTTACGTTCGGTTGATTGAGCCTTCTTAGGCTTTGGCGATGCCGGCGCATCGTCTATAAATGCAGCGGCAAGCTCGTCCGGGTTGGCGGCAAGCATAGCATCTAGCTCGTCGTCAGTAGTGTCCGGCTTTTCGGTACTGATGGTGGTAGTAGGCTCGTCTTTAATACCGAGTAGCTTCGCCACCTTCTTGTTTGCATCCCGGTATATTTCAGCCGAGGCAGTCAGTTTTTTGTAGTCCCTGTCTGATAGACCGACCACATAGTCGAGTACGGAATTGTAATTGACCGGGTCTTCCGGTTGCAACGCTGCTGGTATACTCACCGGCTCGCTAGCACCCTTCTTACGTTTACCAAATAATCCCTCTAACACGTTTCCCTCCATTCATAGAACGTTGTTGATGTACCTTCAGTATAGCACAAACTCCCCCCAGTTTGTAAACACTAAAAAGCCCCGGAGTTATCCCCAGGGCTTACAGTAGTGGCGGTTACTTTACCAGCTAGTTTTGCCGCTAGTGAAGTCCATCGTGCCGAGTCGCTTTGCGTCTCTGACTCGCAGTCTTAGGTATACCGCCGTGAGTGTTTTGAGTAGTTTTTTCATATTGTGTCCCTCCATAAGACTTCGTTGTTTTGGTTTGTATATTTGGAAGCGTTGTCTGCTCTTGGAACTGCTGCAATGTATTGCATCCCGGGCAGTTTTTGCGCGTCCGCCTTAACAATTTCAACTGTAGCTCATTAAGCGACTCAGATGCAATAGCATAAGCGCATTTAATATTTGGGCATACAAAGTGGCTATGCATTGAGGTGGGCGATTACCTGATCGGCTATTTCGTCGGTCAGTCCTTCAGCCCAGGTAGTGCGGAATAAATGCTGTCCCCATAGGAAGTCGGAGCTGTCGTCGAGTATGGCGTATTTGCGAGCGCCGGGGTGCGCGTCCAACCACTGCTTGATCTCAAAGCCCCGGTATACCATGCCCCAGACTGCTCCGCGCTGCAGGTCGGGTGTCATATCGAAGAACTCGCAAACGTGCTCGGCGGCGTATTTGGCGCTGTCAGGGAATAATCGCCAGCTGGACGACAATACTACCCTGCAGTTGGTTTCGGCGACGATATGGCGCACACGCTCCGCCATAGCGGGGTTTATGCCAATAAACTTAGTATCGCCCTGGCGCTCCCGGGTCTTTTGGTGGTTGCATACACCGTCAATATCTAAAAACAGTATTTTAAAGTGTTCTCGTTTCATTATGGGTTTACCTGTTTAAACGCTTCAGCGTATTTTTGTGAGCATAGGGAGCGGAACTCCATGTCGCTGTCGACCCTGCCATGATCGATTACTTCAAACTCGGGGATTAGCTTGATGGCTGACTTGTGCATGAATGCCAGCGATGGCTTGCTGCGCCCGGGTCGGACGTATAGCTCGGGGTTCTTTGGCACTTCGGACCAGTCTAGGTATTTGCGCTGGGGTATATTGAACTCGCCCCACAACGCCGTTTTCTTAGTCCAGGGACTGCCAAACCACCAGGGTTCGTATTGATAGCGCGGAGCGCCGAGGTAGTCTTTGAGCCTGCCCTTCGCCGGGTTTTCAATAACCCACCATTTTAGATAGCCGTCGGCTTTCGCTTCAGCAATGATCCGCTGGCACTCTTTTACCAAGAACATTCCCTCCTCGGGGTTTCGAGCCTTGCCGTTACTGCGGGCAGTAGAGAACTCCAGGCAGGGCGGGTTGGCAACAATACCATGTACATGTAGATCATAGCCATGAAACGCCTGCCAGCGCTTAAACGAGAAGTTCTCCACGCCAACGCCAATCCCCACCAGGACGACTTCGTACTCCGGATCGTTTTGGTATGGCATCGTGTCCGAGCCGGTGTCGGCACACAGGTGCAATATCACCTTTTTATTTATAGGCTGGACCGGTTGGGGTTTACGCCTGAAGCTGAAAAAGCCCCGCCAGTTCATCGGTTAACCCACTTGTCCTGGCTGATTTCATGAAACCGGCGCGTTAAATTGAAATAACTCTTCCAGCTGTTATTCCGGCGCTTCTTGAGCCGGAGTTGCCTCTTTAGCCATTGCGGAATAATCACTCGTAGTACATAAATTATATCTTTTATCATTACTTGGCGCTCCCGAGTACGTTTTCGGTGTAGTATTTGCTCGGCGCTTTGCAGTTTTTGAGTGCGGTCGCCATGTACTTTTGCGATATTCCCTTGCGGTTGGCATACTCGAGCAATTCCTCGAATGCTGCCTGGCTATTGGCGTTTATGAATTCGTTTGCTTTTTTGACCCAGTACTTCTGGTATTTACCGAATCCGAACTTTACGAGCTTGTCGTGTAGGTATAGGCGGGTGTGCTGGGCTATTTCCTTAACAGCCTCGGTCGCTTTCGTGAATATGTACTTGCCGTCTTTGACCATTTTACAGAGGCGAGCAAAGTAGTGCTTCGGGTTTGTTTTCTCCTTAGCAGTTGCAATCATTTTACCCCACTCCTCGGCGTGACCGCTCTTTTCGAGCTTCAGCTGGATGCTTCTATAAAAGGGCAAATACGCCATATTATCGATGAGTTCTGATGCTTCCCCTATTCGTGCGAGCATAGTAGCCTGCCGTTTTTCGCCAACCGTGTAAGACATTGTTCCCTCCATTTCGTCTGTACTGCCCAATATACCATTGCGGGCTTTTACGAGCAACTGCGGTTGTGGTTACTCAGGGGATAAGTCTGTGGATATTGTGCAAAACTACCCTTTATTACCGAGTATATCTATATAGTATATAAATTAGTTCTAATGGAACTATTCTATATAGTATGTAGAAGTGGCAATTTAACGGGGGTGGCTACTTGCCGTGAGCGCGGTTTACAAAGCCCATCCAGGCAGAGTCGGCAGCTATTAAAGCCTTCTTGATCTTATATACATGGAAGTCCCGGCGGTTGGCTAGGATGCCCTCTTCGTATATTGGTAAAAATTCGTTCGGTTGGTATTCGTAGTATTTGTTTTTGATTGTGTTAATCATGTATACATCATAGCTTAAACTTGCTTATTTGTCAATAGGCAGTACAGGGGTGGCTATGCTGCGCCGTCGGGTGGCGTTGGTCGTTCAAAGACTAGTAAGTTCTTCATGTCGTGTAGTGCAGCGCGGACAGCCGGGCGTGCGAGGCGTTGGAGGCGCAGGCGCTCCTCAAGGTGCGGGTATTCATCGATGTATGCGACGTTGGTAATATCCGGGTCTTTCTCCATATACGAAGTTTATCACAAAGCAAAACGACCCTGCAGCTTTCGCTTTCTGGGTCGCTATATATGCCGAATGGAGTTCTAACCTCAAGGATGTCTTACTACCCTAGTGGCTACCATCAAATGTAGCACACCACCGGCGTACAGACTAGTGGGGGTTATAGCATAATCTCCTGGCTAGTACCGGTGCTGGTTTTTTCCTTACTGAAGCGCACAGCGCCCCACGCAGCGAATGCCGCCGCCTCGACCGGGTCGCTCTGTATATCCGGGTTCATGCTCGCGTAACCATACATCCCATCCCGCCCGATGTCGCGGCGTTTGACGGTCTTCATCGATACGTTAAGCCCCGGCTGGTCGGAGTGAGTAAGTAATTTGTTCTCTATTGCATCGTTAAAGGCGGCGTATGCTGCACCGGCTTCCTTTACGTTCGGGGTTAATATCTTTTTACTAATGCGGCGCTCGGATCGGACTAGCTCCTCTACTAGCAACTGCGTGCCGGACGCTCCGTCAATGATTATCTTTTTAGCGTGCCGCCAACGGTTCTGCTGGAATAGCCACCGCGTAATCCAGCTAATACCGGCGCTGCGGGGCTTTCGCTCGATTACCTCCACGTGTACTATGCCATAATCCATCAGCACGCCCACACACAGCGTCGTAGCGCTGCCGTCCGGCGCAAACTTGATGCTGTACACGAATGGGGCGTTTTCGGGCAGCTCAACCTTCTCAACGGCTAGTGGCAGCCATTGATCGTCCGTAAAGGCACGCTGACTTTCCACGCCCGCGATCCAGCCCAGGCGCATTTTGTTGAACGAGTCGATCGCCATTTCTCCGGCTTCCTTTTTGACGGCATTTAGGAGCAGGTGGTAACCCAGGCTCGGGTTGGCGGCATACCAAGCGTCGACGTCGCCCGGGTCGGTTATATTCTCCACACTCCACTCCTGCCAGCATACGTCGGTAACCTTGCCCTCGAGTACGTTCCGGCGCTTACGGATAAAGACTGTGCCTGACCCGCCACCGCTCGGTGGAGTACCAGCGCGGATCGTCTGCTGGTTTTGATTTTTACCAGCTGAGATGGTTGGCAGTAGCGCTTCGTTCTGCGCGTCGGTTTCTTCTTGAGCCTCGTCGATTAGTAGCGTATCGTTTGTCGCACCCAGACCGTTTGTACGCGTTCGGGTTCGGAATACTACCCTGCCCCTGTTGCGAAGCTCCACGTAATCCAGGCTTTTTGGTTCTTTATCAAATTCCTCAGTAAGCATATTGCGGATCTCTTCTTTTGCATCGTAAAAGAAACGCTGGAGGCGGGTTTTGATAGTGGCGACGGTGTTGTCGCTCTGCGCGGTGTAAATCAATGCTTCGTGTAAAAATACCATGCCTCCAATGATCCGGACCAGGAATAGCTCGGTCTTTCCGTTTTGGCGCGGTACTTCCAGCCCGCAGTCGGGGTTTGCCCATGTACCGTCCTCGTTGAGCGCCATCCAGCGATAGAGCACGTTCTTTTGCCAGGGGAGCAGTTTCATACCATACGACTCAACAAGCCGGATCGTTTTGTCGGCGAGCCAAATATCACCATTCTCGTATATATCGATGCGGGGCTTCTGGTTGCCGTAGCGTTTCATTTTTGCGTGTGCCATTACTGAGCCTCCTCGGTTGGTGTTTCTAAATCGTCAATGGTTACCCTGGACCTGAAGCTGGTATTACGAGCGCCTGCGTTTTTCTCACGCTTGCCAATAGACTCGGGCATATCTGCAAATAATGCACCAAGCGGGGTGTCGGCTTTCGGACCGAGCCGTTTTTCGTAGTCTGCAATCTGGGTCATAATCTCCGTCATTTCCCGTGTCAGCAGCGCAGTATCGCGGTTGCCAGCGCCTTTGTCGAGCTTCTCGGCAATTTTATCGCGGGTCGCCTTCAGCACGCCCAGTCGGTCGTTATCCTGCGCGAGAGCAAGCACAGAGTTCTTTTTGTTATTTTTGCCGACCAAGCCTGCCTGGTGGATCTTATCGATACGCCCCGGGTTGCTAATAATATCAGCCCAGCGACGGAGTGCCGAGTATGCTTCAGCGTTTAGTATATCCTGCCCGGTTGCCACTAACATACGGATGTGACTGGTCGGCATCGTTTTAAAGTAGTTGAGCCAATCGTCATAATTCTTTTTCTTTTTGAGCTTGATCTGCAGGTTTTGCTCGTTCCATTCGGTCATTAGCTGCACGACGTATTTCGGATCAAGCGCAAAAAACCACGCCTCGTGCGCGGCTTCGACTGGGTCTTTTGGTTTTACCTCTTTGGGTGCAGCCATACACTACTCCTCTGCCCGAGCGTGAAAGCCCATTGGCGGCTTTGGTTTGACGCGCACGCCATCACCAATTCGGACCACGTAAGCATCCTGGCTGTGTACCTCCTTAGCAAGCTCCGAGCCTTCGAGCGCGGGCGGCTGTATGATCCAAGCGACCGAGCCGTCCAGGTACTCAACCCGACCATGCGCGATGCCACGCACTTTAGCAACCACGTCCTCTATTTCATCGCCAAGTTCTATTTTTGTTTTTGGCATGATTTTACGACACTCCGTTCCAGTAGATATTCTCGTAGTTGTAGCTGGACTCCTTGCTTTTCGACGAGTTGAGCAATGACCGGGTATTGATAGCCTTCACGCGCTTAAAGCGTGGATCGCTCACCTGGTAACTGCTGACGTATACCGGCACTGTTTGAGCCATGCACCAATCGTAAAACTCCTGGTGGTTGAAAGCACCCTCGCGGTACTCTGCAGTGCCTTCGTATGGCGGGTCGCAATAGATGATCGGGCGCTCGCCGATAATAGGCACTTCGTCGTAGCTTTTGCCGGAGCTAATACCCAGCGTGGCAATGCCGGGCATATTCTCTGTCTGTACCAAGCGCTCGAGGCGGGTCAGGTGCTGAAGCGCGCCAACGTTCGGGATTTGTTTAGCAACTACAATGCGGCGCTGGTATGCGGTCGTGTAGCGTTTCGGGTTCAGGAATAGCTTTGTATTGACAGTCTTGCCATACTCTTTTTTATTGAGGTCGTCGGCAGTGCGCTCGAGCCAATCGATGTCTGCAGTACCAGTCGTTACCAGCATAGAAAGCTCCCTCTTAAAATCCTCTTTGTGTTTGGCATACATATAGCCCTTTTCGCCATTATTGCCAAAAGACCAACAAGTCTGTAACAACCCAGCGTACCAGTCGTTACCAGCATATTTTCTCTCGGACTCGTCCCGGCTCACAAAGTCCAGTGGTATATAGCCGCCCTCTTTGAGGTGTTGCATGAGAGCGCTGATTGCCTTTGAGCGCTCGTTGTATACCACGTCGAGGTGCGGGTACTTCCGGACCACGTAAAGAGATACGCTCCCGCCACCACCGAATAGATCATAAAAAGAGTCGACGCCGGGGTGTCGCTTCAGGATAAATGGTACAATTTTATCAACTAACTTTTGTTTAGACCCCATATAGGGGATGCCATAATGTCGCGCCATATTGTTAACTCCATTCTAGTCTTCAAACTCAAAGTCGCAGTTCGGGCAAATATGAACCTTGCTCTGGTCGTCTTTTGATGCCGGTTCTTTTGGCTCTTTATCGACGTCGCCAAAGTTGAAGTTCGTTAGACCCCAGCCCTCGAGCTCATCCATCTCCCAGTTATTTGCGAGTATGTCAGTATCCCACTCACCAGAGGCGGTGTTGTCTTTGATGATGAATTCGCGTT